ACCTCATTGGCAAGACCTAGAATAAACTTCTCATAAGCTGTCTGAGGCTGAGTAAGTTCAGTCTGAGATATACCTAGTGAGTCAAGAAATTGCAGATCATCAGCCATGTCTTTGTAATATGTAATCTTGTTCCGCTTTCAACTTAAAGAAGTTCAGCCAAAACAATGTTTTTATGTATGGCTGACGCGTGATAGTGTCCACATCTTTGCCAAGCTCTTGCGCCAGCTTGAGGAGGATTCTTGTCCATGTAAACCATTCGCTGTCTCTAAGAGTTTCTGATGCATTGTCTGATTCTGATTCATCAGCCTCGCTGTCTGTATTCCCAAGATAGCGAGACTCCGCCTCTCTGATTCTCGCAAAAAAAAAGCGAAGAAGTTCAGAAATTCATCACCAGGGAAGGCCCTCTTAAATATCTCTTCTCTCTTTTTGTTTGGATTCTGTACCTTGCCCCTTGAGCTTCATGTCAATGATCTGACCAGTCTCTATAGCACTAAAGTCCTTTTCAAATCTGTATCTCTTGCCTTCTATCTCAATGTATTCAGATGGCTCATTTGTGCTGTATTGTGATAGCATATTCAGAAGTACACTACTGGCATTCATGATGTCATCAATGTGAATCTTCCTAACCTTGTTGATTGGCAGTCCGGTGAATATGCTGACAAGCTGTGACTGAAAGTCAAGCATGTTGATCAGTGACTTATCTGTCTGCTGGATGAATGGTGCCAGCATGAGCCACTTAGTGAGCTGATCAGGTCTACATTCTTGGATTGTCTGTGGATAGTTTACATCAATGGTTTTCATGCTCTTAATATTTTGTATTGCCCTCTCTTACTGTAGTTCTTTTTACTATGCCATGCCAGTGCCAGTGAGATCACCCCATCATCATGCAGTCCACTTGGTGCAGAGTATTGTACTGACCTGGTATTCGGATTGTAAATATAAGTAAAATTCTCAAGCTCATCTATCAGCCATTGCTCCTCTATTATCTTGATCTCTGACTGTTCAAAGGCCAGTGCTAGATCCTCAATGATGATAGGCTTAGTCTTACTGGTAGTAGTGAATGGATTCACTAGATTACGCAGTCTTGATGACAGCATCTCATAGAAGATATCCCCTTGATTGTTGACCTCTATCAATGTGACTGCTTGATATTGCTTGATGATGTCTGCTACCTTGTCAATGATCTTGGACCACTCATCATGCCGCCACCTACCAACATATACCATCTGCCCTCTCTCATTCAGTATTGTCAACACTGTATAGTCATCTGCCCTACCTATGTCAAGTCCAGCGTAGCACTTGCCACCTCTCTCCCATGTTCCAGCTGACTGCCTCACGTTCTTGAATAGTCCGGATGCATTGTCAATGAATTCAGCCATGTATTCTTGTCTGAAGATATGATCAGGCAGTGACCGCTTTCTCTCCTCCAGCTCTTGTGGTGCTATCATTGGATTGTCATAGGATGTGAAGTGGATGTACTTGTATCTGTCATCATAGTTAGGCTGCATACACAAGGTATGAAAATGATTCTTGCCCTTTGGTGTTGAGATAAATATCACCTTCTTTCCCTTGACCATCACAGTTGCAGATAGCACCTCATTCCATAGCTCAGGCCTTGTGAAGGCCATCTCATCCACTACCATGAAATGAAAGGTATTCCCTCTGATATTGTCGGGCCGTTCACCACTAAAGAATTCTATTGATGATCCAAAGCCAGTTACCTTGAGATCTGATTTGTTGAATTCAAATAAACCACTGTTTTTTGTAGCTCTCTCAAGCTCTGCGAATACTTTCTTACCTTGCTTGTATACTGGTGTTACCCAAGCAATCTGTGATCCTGGATGATTGATGGCCCAGTACAGAAGCTGATTGATTCCTAGTAAGGTCTTGCCAAACTGCCTACCAATATTCAGAGCATAGTATTTCTCGCTGCCTTGATTGATAGCATTGTGGATATGCCTCTGATTAGGATGAGGTTTGTAACCTTTGATTGTACTCATTCATCAAAGTCAAAGTTATCAACATTTCTAGTCTCTACTTGCTGACGATCATGCATGCCTAATCTGTTCTTTGCGTAGAAGATTCCCTTGCCCTCATTGCCCACAATATCAACAGCTAAGCCTTTAAAAAGCTCATCTATTTTTTTAATAGTGTCAGATTTGAGTTTGTCATCAGAATTCAACCAAGTGTAATAAGTCTCTCTTACAATACTCTTTTCTTTCCTCACAATAGGAATCCATATTCTAAGGAAGTAATCTATAGTAGGTATATGCCTATCTAGTACCAGGACAATTTCTCCTTTATTGGATATCATTTCTTTCTTATGGGATATGCACTCTTCAATATAGATATGTGCTAGTTCCTCAAGGTGTTTTATGAATTCATCTGAGTATGCCATTATTTCAATTCATTAATTTTAGATTCTGCCCATGTCTTTGCTGCCTTACCACCCCATAGAAGGTATGAGATGTATCCACAATCTTCAGGTGTACCATTTTCATAGTAAGTCTCAGCTCTTGATAGATAGCTTATCATTCTTTTGATTGTGTCAATGGATAGCTTTTCTCTATTGCTGAGCTGCTGTGCTCTGACCTTTCCTACTTGTGTTGCACATCTGTTGCCTTGCTTTTCATTCAGCTCTATTCCTCTTCTAGCATTGTTCACTACAGCATCAGGATAGTCATTATAGCTATCTTGGAATTCTTGCTTTGCTCTTTGCCATGATGACTTGCATACTGGATAGCGTTGAGTAGATGGATATTCCTCTTTCATCTTCTCATCAGCCATGCATCTAGTGATGAATTCATTCTCTGACTCTGCTGGTCTTGGTTTAGGTATTGGCATCACTTGCAATATTTAGTGTAAAATGTATACGGCACCACCTTCATTTTTGCCAGGATCCATATCAGTGGCCTATAGGCTTTGAAGTTGTACTTCTCATATTTTGCTCTATCACCTTTGCGAAGGTTAATTAGTGCATTTATTTTAGATTCGTATTCCCCTAGCTTAGTCATATCAAACTCAGGCTTAATATCGAATAGCTCTCTAGCTTGTTGCTTTGTCAATCTGCCTGATCTAACTTGTGCAGAAAGGTATACTATTCTCTTGTCAATGCCAAATTTATTAGGCAGTAGAAAGCTCCCTACAAACTCAGTGTAAACATTCTCACAATGCTTGCCGCCATAGTCTTGCCATTGGATCAGTCGTTTCATTTCAGCCTCCATTGTCTCTCTATCGAATCCATAGTGGAAAGGCCTTACATTCTTGATGCCTTTCAGTGCATAGTACAGTTGGTCCTTGAATGTAAATAATGGATAATTAGTTAGCTCCGCTTGTGTATATGCCTTGTAAACTGATCTGATGTATTTGGCATCCATGTAAGTCCATGATGCCGGTGTTGATCCCTCAGTTCTGAAGTCATGACCATTGAGAATGTACTTGATCTTGTACTTGTGTGCAGTATCGTACATCAGCTTTGTCATTGCTATGTCATTGGGGATATCTGCATCCGGAAGTCCAGCGTAAAGGAATGCTTCATTGAGCTTATCGTATTCTGACTTGTTAACCTGGTAAGTGATGGCATCTACATTCAGTTTCTTGATGAGCTGTTGCATATTGTGGACAGCTTGTGGTGCATTCCAGTTGTTATCGAAGTGAATGACTAGCGGCTTGAGTCCCCAGTAACGCACAGCAGTGTACAATAGCACTGAGCTGTCAAGTCCTCCACTGATCCCCATGATGCAATCATATTTGTCAGCATAGCCATGCACTCTGATCTTGTTGAGCATATCATGCAGTCCTTGTGGATCTGATTGCTTCTGTAGCTCATCATGGAGATCACAGTAGTTGCACTGCTTACTACCTATGACAGCGAAGTCAGAAGTGAACAGGCATCTTTTACATTCTTTTTTCATGTTATAATTATTTGAAAATAGCTTTCGTTTGTATTGACCATGTGTACATTGTAATCAGCAAAGTCTATAGGTTTAATATTGTACCAAATATGTTCAGCATCACAATCTTCAGGCTCATCCAGTGGCAAAGATAATACAAGATATTTACAATGCTTCTTGCATTTGTCAATCACCTCAAATGGATTCTCAAGATGCTCTAGTGTTTCTGCAATTATAATCACATCGTATTGACTGGATGGCTCATCTGTTCTGATATCTAGCAGCTGAATGTGATCCGCTTTGTCAGCAGCTTTGTTGACAGCTATCATTGAGAAGTCTGATGCAGTATAGATGCAATCAAACTTACTCTTCAGATATTCAGCTCCTATACCGGTGCCACATCCAATCTCTAGGATAGTATTGAATTTTATTTGTTTTAGGATCTCAGACAGTTGCTCATAGATTATCAGCCTATCCTCCTCCACATCAACACTAGCATAGTAGTCATCCCAAAATACCATGCTGTTGGTGTTTATTTTATCCTTTACTCTCCGCATAGTTCATTTTGTAAATCATATATCTCAGGGAATGACTGAAGGAATGCAATCTGTTCTTTGCCAGTTATGCGTTCACTCTTTAACTTGCCAGTCCAATGATCCTCAAATTTATGTTTGTTCTCCCATTTATCTGTACTGATTGACAAGAATTGTATCTCATCTGCATCGAATATCCCAATGGATGCATCACTGATGATTGCTCTGAGCCACATGGCCCAATCAAGTCCGCTGTTCAATCTCTTGTCAAATGGCTGCCAGTTGATCTTATCAAGGAATCTATTTGATAGCATTCTGCCAATACCTATAGGCTCATAGGATCTAGGTCCTTTGCCATATCCAGTCCAGTTGACAAGTCTGATCTTATCATCCACATCAATGAAGTGACATCCTAGCTTTCCTACCATGTCAAACTCTTTGAGCTTATCTTCAGCCTCTTGGATGTAATTATCTGACACCCAATCAGATGAGCCAACAAACAGCACCCCAGTAGGATTGTATTTCTTAGCTGCCATGAATCCAGCATTCCACTTTGCACCCAGTGGATCATTGGATATCTCTATCCACTCGGCACCCAGCTTGATGCATAGCTCCTTGTCTTCAGGATCATGGCCCATGCATATAACTTTGACTCCTACCTTCTGAAGTCTTGTGATTGTAATCTTGAGCAGTGGCCTTCTGCCATTCACTGGAATAGGAGCTACAATCATGATTTCAATGCATTAAGTAGGTCAGCTTTCTTTGGTGCTGCTCCTAAGTTTAGTCCTCTATCTTTTGCCAGTGCCTTCATATCATTATAGCTCATGCTCTCATAGTTATATTGTTTTGTTCCAATAAACTGAATCTTAGCTGGTTTAATCTCTGTGTTGATGTTGGATTGAATGTGGGCTGCTAGATCTCTCATTGCATTCCGTAGGCATGTGCCACATCTTTTATTGAGCACAATATTCTTGTTTAACTTGAGCCACATGGACAGCTCCTCTTTTAGCTCTTCATTCAGTGCAAAGGATCTAGTCTTCATAAATCTTTGCGTTTGGCTCATCAGCTCATTTGATATCATGGCTTCATAATTTTAAGTAGTTTCTTCTCTAAGGCTGTGCCTTTTATCTTTCTTCTTAGCTCTCTGCTATTGTGCAGCTCACGCAAAAGTATTGCACCAATCATGGCAAAATACTTGTCCTGGTCAGTCATTGCTTGCTCTCCCATGATTGTATAATATCTGCTAGTAAATATGTGATGAATGCTATGCCAACAGTATGCCAGTCGTACATCAGTAATAAGATTACTGAAGTCCAAAATGATAGGCAGCTCCAGCAGTTTAGTGGTTTGATATCAGGCAGTTCAAAGGTCATCATTGCTCTTGATATCCCTAGGCTCGCCAGTATGAATAGAATATAAATCATTTTTAAATTGTTTTATGGCACCATGGATGACTCTGAGGGGCAGATTTGTTTCTGCTTTGATATCTCTATAAGTCATCCCATACAGATGCATTTTAGTTAGTTCTTTACAAAATAGCTCTTGATCATCTTCAGGAGACTTCTGCATGTAGCTATCAAGATAGCATTGATATTCCGATAGGTCATCATCTTCTGTCTCTTTGAAGGCAACATCTGTTTCGAATGGGAGCAGACGTATTGGGGGATTGAATTTCTTGTTGAATTCACTGCCGGGCCATTTCCACTGATTGTAGGCATACCTTGCAAATGTTCTTGGAAGATCGGCCTCTTGGATATCGAGCTTACTGAGTATGATGAATACATCTGAGACAAGGTCACGGTATAGCTCTGAGCCTCCAGTGATCTTGATTGCGATATTGTATGCCTCTTTATTCCAAAACACATCCCGAAGTTATTAAATATTTGAATACCTCATTTAGAAATTGTTCTGATACTGGCTTGCTGTTACAAAACCGCCACAGCTGTGAATAGTTTAAATCACTATCTTCTGACAGATGAGTCAGCTTGTAACGATTGGAGAGCCTCTTGTGAAGCTCTCCTCTCATCCAATCACTTAGGCTCACATCAGAAGGGAAGGTCATCTTCAAATAACTCATCTGCTGCTGACTTTATTTTTTCACTTGTATTCTGCAATACTGGTGCTGGTACCGGTGCTGGTGCCACATAAGGCTCTTTGATTGCAGCACTCATGTACTTAACTCCTGATTGAGCTGTCTTCACCCATAGTGAGATCTCAAGCTCCTTGCCTTCTACATTGATCTTGCCTCTGTAGTCAGGCTGATTGTCGGCAGTCTTCTTATCGTTTTTGAAGATTGCTCCACTGTTTATTTTCTGTTCCATACTTATTTGTTTCTATAGATTAAATTAATTACCAGTACCCATAAATTTTCTCCTGGTCTCCAAGTCCTCAAGGATTTGATCCAGCTTTGCAGACACTTCATGATATTCCTCATTCGTCAAAGGTATTAAAGATATTTGAGTAAAGTAAACCCTCCAATACATTGATTCAGACTTGATATCATACACATGCTCTTGTACTATTTCCATCACTTATTATTTAGCTTGTTAATATACTGCACATAGAATTCTGATGCATGTCTGAGTCTCTCTAGCATTGCCAGCTCAAGCTCAATGTCACGTTCATATCTGATGACTGTGATACGTTTTGCTGCATCAATATGGTCCACTCTATGCAGAGACATGTTATCCCACTGATTAAGTAGTCCTAGCTCATTTTGTGGATCTGTTGACACCATGCAATAGATGAGCTCAAATGATGGCCTATCATACAGATACATGTAGGCTCTGCCTTGCCATTCATAAAGTGACTCATCACCATCCTCTGCTGTTGCTGGCCATGTCTCAAGTGACCAGGATGTCTTTATGTCAATGATAGTATCATCCAGTAGGATGTCGCACTCACCAGTCATCAGCTCAGTCTCTAGTCTGACCTTGTTCTTTTTGTAGTCAGTGAATCTGACTGCATTGACTAGATCAATACTGTCTTGCTCTTGCTCAATGCCCTTGATAATGTACTTGTTATTCAGCTCAATGTTATAGCCATAGAAGTCTTGTTTTGCAATTGACTTGATGTAACTCTTTGCTGTTTCTGATAGGACCTCTGACTTGCTTCTAGCATTTGTCATGATCTTACCTATGCTTGATGGATGCCATTTCATATTTCAAAGTTTTGTTTGATGTAATCTTCTGAATTCTCATAGCCTTCTGACTTGTACTTGCCATCAATATAGGCTGTCATTATCTCTAGCTTAGCTTTCTGATAGAAGTTTTTTATCCATTCTGATCTGAGATCGTCACTAATTAAAATCCATTCATCACTATGCATAAACTCTACCATCTGTTGTATTGCCATTGCTCTCATAGTCTTGCCTCCTGATCTTTAGTTAATAAATAGTTTGTTCTCAATTCTTGAGCCGTATACTCACCTCTTGCAATCTTAGCCAGTGCTCTACCAAATGCCTCATCTGTAAGTGATGTCTTAGCTGCTGGCTTTGGATCTTCAGTTGCCTTAGATGCTGCTTTGCCATCATCATCTGTTGCGGCCAATGATAGGATGCTGGTCAATGTGTATCTGCGATAGTAAGAAATGGCACTACCTAGCTGCTGGGGATTCTGTAAGTCAGGCAGTTTCATCATTGATTCTACATGCTCACCAGTGTCCACATCTATAATCTTTGTGTATACCATTTGGTCAATGATAGGCTGCATGATGATCAGTCCATTCTCCATCAGAATATTCTCGCATGCATCTAGTACAGCATTGAGATCTGCGTATCTTGAATGATGTGACTGAGCATTCTTGTGGACCTTGCCGATTGCCAGCTTTGCGGTATGCAGTTTTTTGTACATAGGTACTGGAGCTGCACTCTCCTTTTCTTTAACTGTTGCCATAATTTGTGGTATTAAATTTCAACAAATATAATTATTATTTTGAGATAAACAAATCAAACCATTGA